ATCACGCTATGCCTGTGGCCTCATATAATAGAAATCGTAGAGGCTTTAATTAACAAGACCATGATAGTTATTATGAAGTCCCGTCAGATAGGGGCTTCGTGGGTTGTAGCGGCTTATGCGGTATGGTTTGCCACGACTCATAAAGGTGCTTCTATCATGTTGTTTTCCAAGGGTGAAAAAGAGGCGTGGGAACTTTTATCCAAATGTAGAAGGATATGGTCTCAATTACCTGACTTTTTAAAGCCTGACTTAAAGCCTGACTCTTCTGAAGAGATGGGGTTTCCTGATTTAATGTCCTCTATCAAGGCTTACGCCGCAACTGAAACGGCTGGTATATCGTTTACAGCTTCGGTTGTTATATGCGATGAGTGGGAAGAGCATCCTTACGCAGACCAGAACTATTTAAGTTCCAAACCTACCAGAGACGCAGGGGGGCAGTTTGTAGGTATCTTTACGGTTAATAAATCCAAGCCCGATACGTTAGCGAAGGCTATCTTTACAGATGCTATTGAAAAGAAAAACGATTTCATTCCCTTATTCTTCCCTTACTGGGTCAGACCTGGGAGAGATGAAGAATGGTATGAAGATACGAAGAGGAACATCCCTGACAGGGAAATGGCAGCTTTGACACCTGAACTTTATATGGAGCAGAACTACCCCCGTTCCATAGAAGAAGCGCTAAGAATGACTCAGGAAGTATCGGCATTTAATCATAAATCCTTAGATGATATGATGAGTAAAGTCCGTGGGCCTGTAGAGATGATTTATGAAGGCGTTGACCCTTTAATAGTTAATATTTTTAAACCTTTTATGATAGGGAATTATTATATCGCCGCTTCTGATACATCTCACGGCGTAGGGAAGGACTATTCCATTACTTGCGTGATGGATGTTATAACAGGTGAAATCGTGGCTGATATTATGAGCAACCGTTTAGCCCCAGAGGAATTCGCTTTACATTCGGTAAGGATGTTGAATTTATATAAAAGCCCCTTATGGTATATAGAGTCTAATGACTGGGGTGGGGTAACGATTGCTACAACGCAAAGATTACATTACACCAATTTTGGGTATTCCGATGATAAGAGAACCAAGATAGGGTTTAACACAAACGGGTTTACTTCTAAAGGTAGGTTAAATGGGACTAGGACTGATTTATTCGGTCATTTAATACCTGCGATAAACAACCGTCAGATAACGATTTACAACTCCGCAGGATTAAAACAGTTCTATGATATAATAAGAGTAGTAGAGAAACAGGGTCGCATAGAAGCCGCTAAGGGAAGGCACGATGATTACCCAATGACGGTAGGGATTTGCTGGCTTAAAAGGGACGAGGTGAGTGTGACTCCATTTGGTCAAGAACCAGTGGAGTCTCTTCATTTCGGTGGTTCAGGGATACCAGTAGCAGGAAATGTATGGGATAAATTCATGGAGGCTTAAATTGCGTGTGATAAATGTTTCATATTGGAATCAGAAAAAAGGATACATAGTATCGGCACTTGAAGAGAATAAAACATTTAGCGGGAAACCCTATTATACTACTAGATTTGTCCCCGTTGATAAAGGCATGGATGAAGTAAATAAAGTTGCCGAGCTTTTAAAAACAGTTCCATTGGAAGAACCCCATAGGAGGAAAGATGAATAAAAAACCATCAGCCGATGAGATTATAAATGATTTAACTCCTGCGATGGAAAATTTATATAATGGGGTTCATGGTAAATTTGATGAGGATGAGGAGTTTTACGAATTAGAATTTAAAGATAGATTAGATTTACCCAAAGAATTTAAATCTAGTGGGGTTGTTCTGCCTACCGCAAGAGATATGGTTGATACCTTTGTTGACCATATAGATATATCAAATGCAAGGGTTTTTGTAAATAAAAAGAGAACGAATAATCTATCAGTAGAAGAGGCTGAGATGATGCGTAAATTCTATCTCGGTCTTATTTACAGGACTAATGTGGAAGCCGATATTTCTCCCTGGCGTGTAGGAGCAAAGCATTATGCTAAACATGGTTTATGTGTCTTTAAAACAGTGTGGGATGCTGATAGGTGGCCTGATAAACCCTTACAGAGTGCGGATGAATCTGAAGAAGAATATGCCGAAAGGATAGATGATTGGAGAAGCGAAACTCATACTTCAATCCCTATCATAATTCAGGCGGAACACCCAAAGACTGTGATGGGAGACCCCTCTTATCCTCAGAGACAATTCGTAATAGAAAGACATGAGAAGTTATGTTGGAATGTTCGGCAGAGATGGCCTAAATGGGGTAATCTTAAAGGGAAGAAAGATTCGGACTTTGTAAAGTTTGTCTCATACTGGGATGATACATACAGGGCTGACTTTGCAGACGGAATTCCTCTTTTACCCTATGGCGGGGTAATTAAACATAGATATGGATTTCTACCCTATGTTTTTATAGACTCAGGGCTTGGCGACCAATCATCTGACGGAGATTTGGCAAAGCGATATGTCGGGATGCTTAGATATATATTTAATATTCTTGTATCCGAATCAAGAGATTACTCCATAGCGGATATTGTTCTACCAAGGATTTCATGGGGTGGTGGTTTCCTTGAAGGGGATAATGCTGATAAGGTAGGTAAGATAGACCAGAAGTTCGGGATGTGGAACAAACTTCCTACTGGTGTAAAGGCAAGGTCATGGGCTGAACTAACTCAGACCCCCCCTGATATGCTTAATCTACATCTTGCTAGAAGTGCTGATTATATCGCTGCCCACGCTGCACCGAGGTCTGTAAGAGGTTTAGGGGAAGCTGGTGTAAGGAGTGGTGCTGATAGGCGACTTGTAATTGCCGAGGCATCCTCCCGATACCAATATTCAAGTGATGCTTTTAAAAATGGAACTGCAAAAGTCCTAATTAACTGCGCCAGACTGGTAAAAAATGTCATCCCTGGTGATGTCCGAGTATGGGCAAGGACTCCAACGGATGAGTTTGATATGGAGATTAAAAAAGATAAAATGAGAGAACCATTCACCTGTTATGTGGAATTTGCCCCTGTATCAGAGGAAGATGAATACAGAAGGCATGATGACCTTGAAAGGTTAACTCAGACTGGTATCGTAACCCGACAGTGGGCTAGGACTCAGATGTCTAACGTGGATGCGGTCTCTATGGAGATGGAAGAGGAAAAAGAAAAACTAAAGAACGACCCACAACTTCAAATGTTGATAAGCCAATATGCTGCGGGCGAGATGGCTAAAGCGATTGCTAAACGAAGTGGTGCTGATAATATAGGCGGTGTCCCAGTAACTCCAACTCCTCCGCCTCAAACACTTCAAGGCGCTGGAAGACGGATGGTTCCTGGCATACCTAATATTCCTACTCCGGGGTCTGCTCCTGCCTTACAAAGTCAGATGAAAAACATGAGAAGTCAAACGCCTGTAAATCCAATGCAAGGTCGTGGAGGTGGAGGTAGTTGAAGGATATAATCGTTCAAGCCTGTAAAGACGTTATAGAACTTAAACTAAAAGCGGTTGACCAGTTTATAGAGGATGTGATTGAACCCATATCCGAAGTTGGTTCGCCTGAGAAGTTAATCGGTAAGAAATACGAAGAATGGACTCCGCAAGACTTCCGGATGATGTCTCAAATCTACGGTAAAGATTTAGAGAAATACATATTTAATAAGGAATACAAGACAGTGAAAGATTTGGAGGAGTTATAAAATATGGAGACTTGTGTGGGGTATTGTAAAGATACAAATGAAGTTTTTATTTTTGATGATGAAACAGAGGAATTCAAGTGGCGATTAGGGAAACCTCCTAAGAGGGGTAAAGTTAGAATGATTATTCCATCCTGTGTGTGTGAAGAGGAGGATGAAGAAGGGGAGGGATAGGATGGCTGATATTATTATAGGAACATCTCCTACTACGGGTGAGGTTCTGGTTAGAGACGATGCAGGGAATATGTCATGGCAACCTGCGACTGAATCTCGGGTGCAACAGATTACTCAGGCGATGAGAACTGCTGAACCAGGGGGATTCCCTGTTACGCAAAGTACTCCTTATACGCAAGCACAGTTTGATGCAACAATGCGTGGTGATACTGGGATTGACTATTCGTCAACTGAGCCAGACCTTGATATACCTGATTGGGCTGTTTGGTATGACCCTGTTACTAAAACTCAATCAACTTATGGTCAAGTTATTGCCAACGCCCAACCCATAACTAAAGGTTATACAGATTATCAAAGTTTTACCCCTCTTTCCTCCAAACAATTAGACGTATGGAACTTAACGTATAGTGAGGAAGGGAAAAAGAAAGCGGCAGAAGAGAAAAGACTACAAGCTATAGCTGATGAGAGGGGTATAAATATAAAAGGTGCTCATATAGTTGCCCCAGAGGTTATACAATTAGCTGACGGAACTTACATTGATAGAAAACACTTCGAAGATTTTGCTGGAGAGATACTTAAACTCAGCGATGCTATGGCAAAAAGATATATAGATGCTTTCAATAAAGAACAACCTTCTGGGCAACTCTATGATACTTATGCTGAAGCAATGAAAAACCTGCCTGGTGATGCCTATGATGTTGTCCAACTTTCTGATGGTAGGTGGGGATTTCAATATAATGCACCTAAACAACCTGAAGTTCCTTCACCGATTTCACCTTACCAGACGGGGCTTTTAGGGCAATCTCAGGCAGAGTTACAAGCGCAACAGCAGTATTGGGCGCAGCAAAATGAACAAGCTCAGGCACAATATCAATTAGAACAACAACAATTCGCATGGCAACAGCAACAGGCATCAGCGCAGGCTGCTCAAGAACAGAAGAATTATATGGCAAATCTGGCTGCTAATCCTTCAACTTGGTTAGAATACGCCGGCGCTTCAGGGGCGACTCCGATGGTTCAGCCTTGGCAAGTTCCTTTAATGCCTCAACAGTATGCGGGAACAGTGGCAGGAGCGGCTTTGCCAGGGTGGGAAAGTGTCCAGACTTCCATCGGCCAGGGGATTCCGACTATGGCGAATCTCCCTGCTATGACTACTCCTTCAACTCAGTATCAGGCAAGAATGGGGCCGACTGCTTATCAACAGTATGCAGGGTATGAAAAGGCTAGAACTGGCATATCACCTTCGGAGACTCAATTCAGGTTATGGTCTCAAGCACCTCCAGGTGGGCAGAATCAAAAACTGAGGTATTACTAATGCCAGACGGAGACCTGAGAACTACTAATTTCAGAACTCTTATTGAGGGTATGGATGCAGCGACCCTTAATATGTTCAAGGAGGAATTGCGCCAACAACTCCCTAATTTAGACCCGATAACTCAGAGGTCAGTATTTACAAGACTTCAGGGTATTCCTCAACTAGCGGATATAACCCCCAAAACACCTGAATCGGCATGGTGGAATAAAGCACGCCAACTCCCACAGAAAGCAAGTGAGTCATTTGCTGCTTTGGCCGCTGCCCCATTCACTCCACCTACTCTTGGAGACCAAAATCTTCCTTGGTGGCAAAGAGAGCAACAACAATATAAACAATGGAAAGCCCCTTCGGTAGATACTGGGTTAAATTACCCCTCATGGTTAGGGGGCGGAGATGTAACCTTAGGTGTTAAAGGGGCGTTAGAAACCTTACCTTGGTTTGCTATACCTTCTGGTGCTGGAGTGTATGCCAAACTAGGTTCGCTAGGGGCAAAGGCTGGTGCTTTAGGGGCTGCTGCTAGGGTTACTGCTGGAATCATAAAACCTGCTGCTGTGGCTGAGAAAATACTTGCTTATCCTATTTCAAAACCAATGGAGAAACTAGCTCAAATTCTGAAAGTTTCCAGAGCGGATATATCTGTAACTAAGGTTTTGAGAAGCGAAGAATTATCAAAAAGGGTTGGTAAGGCATCAGGTATTCTTGCAAAAGGTGAAGGTGAGGAAGCTTTCATAGCAGCTAGAGGTGCATTAAAAGGCAAGATGCCTGTTGCTATGAAAATCCTACCCAGAGAACAATTACAACCAGCAGAATTTAAAGAAATATTTGAAACAGTCAGAACCTCTACATTAAGAACCTTAGACAAAATGAAGGCAGAAGAAGGGTTGCAAAAATTACTAATTGGTGATGTCCCACAAGAGGGTGAGATAAAACTACTTGAAAAGGTTTTTGGGAAAGATACTATAACTAAGGTGTTGAATAGTAAGAAAAGTCTTGGGAGTAACGCGTTTGAACAAGTGTTAGACGCTTCGGGTGCTGTTAAATCTGGATTGTCTGCTTTTGATTTAAGCGGTTTATTAAGACAGGGTGGAATTTTAGCAACTAGGCACCCATTAGAAACAGCGAAAATCGTAAAGCCGATGCTTAGTGCCTTCCTTAGTGATAAAAATGCGGGGGTTGTTGACCAGATAATACGGAGTAGAAAGAATTTCAATTTAAGTCAGAGTGAACAATTCGCTGAGAAACTGTATATTGCTCCACTTGGTGAAGGTGCTTTAGTTGCCAAAGAAGAAGCGTTCATGTCTAATATGGTACATAAAATTCCAATACTAGGGGGAATTATTAAAGCATCAGAAAGGGCTTATATCACAGTTCTAAATGATATGCGTTCAAGGGTATGGGAGCTTAATGTCATTAATTGGGAGAGAATAGGAGCGAAGGTAACTCAAAATGACTATCAGGAACTAATCAGATTTATAAATCGTGCTACGGGGAGAGGTAATCTTGGCAAATTAGGTGGCGCAAAAACAGCACCTTTACTTAACAATATTTTATTTTCTCCTAAATTGGTAATGTCCAGAATACAGTTGCCCACTCTTTTGTTCTCTAAATCTGCTTTAGTTAGAAAAGAAGCGTGGCAAACTTTAACTACATTCCTTGCTGCTGGTACATCTCTATTGGCATTGTTGGATTTATCAGATGTCGGGTCGGTGGGGTGGAAAGACCCACGTTCTGCTGATTTTGGTAAAGTAAAAATAGGTAATACTAGACTAGATTTTTGGACAGGATATACACAATATGCTAGATTTTTAACCCAACTTGTAACTGCCCAGAGAACTACGGAGAATGGGAACATAACAGAATTAAATCGTAAAGAGGTAGTTGATAGATTCTTCCAAAGTAAATTAGCACCTCTGGCTGGATTGATGAATGACATTTTGGCAGGGCAGACATATATGGGTGAAACTATGGAACTTGATACAAAGAGTCTCTCTAAACAAGCGTGGAGTCGTCTTGCCCCATTGTTTATTCAGGATATGGCAGATGCTATTAACCAAGAAGGCCCGTTGGGAGGGTTTATTGCCGCACCTGGGATGTTTGGGGTGGGCGTTGTTACTTATACCAACGAAGCAGATAAGATAAGAAACAAACTTGCTATGCAGTTAGGTAAGTCATGGGATGAATTAGATAGAGAACAGCAACTTACATTAGAAAGAAGTTCACCTGAGTTACAGAAAGCTATAGATGAAAGAGAGAAGCAAACAGCCGATACAAAGACCATAGATTACTACGACTATGGGAAGTTGGTAGAAAAATCATACCAAGGTTCAATCCTTCAGGCAGTAGCCAAGTATAAATCCAACGGAGATGGGGGGCAGTTCAAAGATAACATGAACCTTATAAGTAAAACACGGAGTGCGATGTACGCTGCAAGAGATAGCGATACAAAGTTTGCAGATATTGTTGAGAGGAATAACCAACCTCTAACTGCGGATAAATTAAAGACCATGCCTGAAAATGATGTAGCTAGACAACTTTACTACGATATGATGTATTCGGATGATATGTATGACCAGTTTGGAGACTACAGGTTTGATGAGGCTGATAAGAGAAAACAGGCGTTTCTAAACAGATGGGGGCAAGATAAGCTAGATTACATTGAACGGGTCATGGGTCTAGGGTGGGATGAACCACAAGAGTTAAAGGATTTAAGAGATGCCCGTAAAGTGTTGCAACCCTACTGGGACATTCAAGACCAGGTTCTATCGCAATACCCACCTGAATATAAAGATGTTCTAAATCAGATTAACATTTTAGAGAAAACCGACCCTATGAAGGCGAGACAATTACAGTGGCAATACCCAGGGATTTTGATGGCTCGTAAACGAATCGCCATGTTAAGGCAGCAGATGAAATTAAGGAATCCTACCATTAGACAGTTGATAAATACTTATTATACATATTAGGAGGGAATATGCCGGCAGTAAGTGAGTCACAGCGCAAGTTATTCTGTTTAGCGTTAAGTATCAAGAAGGGTAAGACCGCACCAAATGTAAGCGCGGAAGCATCCAAGATTGTAAATACTATGACGTTAAAAGAAATAGAAAAGTATTGTAAAGAACCAGTAAAAAAGTGACTATGATATAATGAATTAGGAGTTACTTCTATAAAGGAGTAATTTTTAAGGAGGATTTATGGAGGACAGTAATGTTCAGGGCGCAACGCCCACCGGTGTAGTTTCAAAAGAGACTGCACCAAATACCGAGCAGGTTTCTATGGAGGACAAGGTAAAGGAACTCGTCTCTAAACAGGTTGAAGAAATTACTCGTAGGTTTCAATCTGAGAAGGACAAGGAAATTGCCAAAGCCAAGAGGGAGACTGCGGAAGCCCAGCACAGAGCGAAGCAATACGAAAGCGTAATGCAAGCATCTAGGATAGCTCTGGGGGATTTAGAACCAGAGGTAGCTGCTAAAGTTCGTTTGGCAGAACTAGAGGCGAAGGAAAGACATTCTTCAGTCAGAGACCAGGAAGACCTGAACCGCAAACAATGGGAAGAAACGTATACTAATTTTAGGACTAACCTTACCGAGTTTGTGAAGTCTGAGGGTATTGACCCTACCGATAAAAGAATTGACTGGGGGGATGAGACCGAACCTTTACTTGCCAAGCAACAGAGAATCTTATCTTCTGTAACCAAAATTCATAAAGATGATATTAAGTCAACCGAACAAAAGGCACAGGAGAGGATTAAAGAACTCGCAGCAAAAGAACGTAAAGAAGCTGGGCTGGATTCTATTGACCTATCTTCAGGGATAGCGATAACAGGTATGACCAGAGATAGAATCGTGGCAATGACTCAGGAGACCGACCCTGCTAAAAGAAGGGCAAATCTCAAGAATGTTGACCAGATTTTTGAAGACTGGAAAACAGGAAAAATAAAGTAAGAATAAAGTCGTAAATAGTTTAGTGTGTGCCATAAACTATCATGTAATTTCTAAAAAAGGATAGAAAAATGGCAAGTAATGCAATTTCAGCTACTAATGTAGCCCCGTTCATCCCAGAAATGTGGTCGTTAATAGTTTTGGCAGCTGCGGAAAACAATCTGGTTATTGGAGACAAGGTTGACAGGAGATACGAATCAGAACTGAAGTATGGGGATACTCTGAATGTTCCTAACCTGTCTGACTTCGGGGATGCTACAGCAGTTAACACAGTCAATGATTTGACCTGTATCTCCACGCTACAGAACTCCACGCCTATAGTCGTCAACTATAACTACTATCAGGCAATCGGGCTAGGAGAAGCCGAGCAGATTCAGGATAGACCTGACTTTCTAAAGGCATCTCTTGAGAAGTGTGGTTACTCGGTATCCAAGATGGTTGACAGCCTATTAGCACTTCTGTTTAAGGGTTTTACGAAAACGGAAGGTACTGAAGGGACAGCTTGGACAGCAGACCTTCTAATCAACTGCTACCAAGACCTCAATGCTAACAATGTCCCTGATACTCAGAGAGCTTGGTTTATTGACCCAGCTACAGTCACCGACCTGCTCAAGTTAGACTACTTCATCCGATATGACTATGTACCAGAGGGTGTAGTCACCAGGGGTTTCCAGGGTCGCCAGATATTTGGTGCGCCAGTATACATGACCACAAACCTGAACGTAGTCAATACCTCATATCATGCGGCAACCTATATGCACAAGGAAGCTCTGGCTCTTATAAGCCAGCAAGCTCCGACTGTGTTCCAGTTTGAGTGGCCGCAGAGGTTCACCAAGGTTGTAGGTGTAAAGTCACTCTTCGGTATAGCAGAAATGAGAGATACGTTCGGCGTATACATCTCAACCAGGAACTAAATAAATGAGGGGGGAGCAACAGCAACCAACTGTATTGGGCGGGGGGTTGTAACGTGGTTAAAAACGAACCTGTAAGTCCTGCTCCCCCCCCAAAAAAATAAAGGTCACAATTTGTGACCTTAGAGTGTGTGAAGGAGTAAAATGAAATTAGACTATATCGTCTCAACAATTACCAATGATAGTGTGAAGAGCAGAACAATAGAGTGTGTTGAACTTTCAAGGTGGGTACTTTTCAAGGAGAATATAGGGTTCTACTGGAACGTAACTTATGGAGATGGCAAGGCAAGGTCAAGGAGTATAGCTTGTAGCAAATTTCTCACGGATACCGATGCAAGTTATATCGTGTTTATTGACTCCGACATCTTGTTTACACCAGATAATCTCCGCAGGTTATTTGAAGACCTTAAATCAGGTTACGACTTGGTTGCAGGTTTGTTCGCAGTAAGAGGTGGGACACAACCATCCAGCTATGGGTACAATGCCGTTTATAATTTAGATGGCACGATAAGAGAATTTGAATATCTCTCCACTGGATTCTGGGGGTGTTCCAGAAAACTCTTATTGAAGATAAAAGATGAACTACCCTTACCATTACTTCATCCAAGAGATATGAAGTTCTGGGCGTTCTTTGAAGAGCATCAAATGCCAGACCGAGAACCTGAAGGAATCTTTCTTTCAGAGGATTATGACTTCTGTGAGAAAGCCCGTAAAGTTGGGGTAAAGTCTTATATAGACACCTCAATCCAGTTAGGGCATATAGGAGAGTATGTCTTTACATTAAACGATGTAGTCACGCATCAAAAGAAGATGCAAGCAGAACGTGAAGTTCAAGCGAATAAGAGACCAGAAGATATAAAACCTAATGTGGTAGAAATACCTTCAAAACAGTTAGACGAAATAAGGGAGTCTATCACAGGTAATGCTGTTCATACTATGTCTAACTCAGGGTCAATTTATAAAACGAATTTGCAGTATGACGGTGGCACAGGTGATAATTAGAGAGTCGCTCGCCGATGGCGGTGCTCCGAAGGCGACTTAAAAAAAGGGGAGGGGAAGATGAGTCAGCAAGTAAAAATAACAAGGGAACTTCAAGTAGGGCAACAGTCAGTAGCAAACAGGGCTAAAATAACTGATATAAGGATTTATACAGTTAATACGGCTCCGGGCAATTGTGCAAATACAGTTGCTAAAACAGTTACATTAGCAGACACTGGGGTTTCGTTAGGTGATGCGGTTATACCGATTGCACCTTATGCCTTAACTGATGGAGGTGTGACATCTTATGTGCAAGCTGCCA